ACCCGGGGTGTTGACTAGACGTGTCGTGCGGTGTTGGGTTGATAAATTCATTCAGAGGTATGATCATTCTGGCATGCAAGGAAACCTCGACGCACTCCCTGATGAAGTTCTCAAAGAAGTCCTGTTACTGGAAGAACAGCAAAAGCGGCTGAAAACCAGAGCAGAGGCCCAAGATAAGTTTATGCCGTATGCAAAACATGTATACGACGGCTTCATAGAGGGGACCCATCATAGAATCATAGCTGAAAAGCTAGAGCGCATAGCCAGAGGCGAACTTAAAAGGCTGATAGTGAACATGCCCCCGCGTCACTCAAAGTCTGAATTTGCTTCGTATCTCATGCCCAGTTGGTTCTTGGGCCGTAATCCCAAACTCAAGATTATTCAGGCTACCATGAATACGGAACTTGCTGTAAGATTCGGGCGAAAGGTCCGAGATCTGATCGCCGACCCAGTCTATCGGGAGATCTTTCCCAACACGGACCTTAAACCGGATAGCCAAGCAGCGGGTCGTTGGGAGACAAGCGCTGGCGGGGAATATTTTGCAGCAGGGGTGGGCGCTGCAATGACTGGTCGTGGTGCGGATTTGTTGATCATTGATGATCCGCACTCGGAACAGGATGCTTTATCTTCTTCTGCTTATGATAATGCGTATGAGTGGTACACATCTGGACCTCGGCAGCGTTTGCAACCGGGGGGAACCATCATTATTGTTCAGACACGGTGGTCTAAGAAGGATATTACGGGCAGGTTACTAAACGCGATGTCCAAGGACATGATGGCTGATCAGTGGGAAGTGGTAGAATTCCCTGCCATTATGCCGTCGGGGGAACCACTGTGGCCTGAATTTTGGAAAAAAGAAGAGCTACTAAAGGTAAAAGCTTCGCTGTCACCGGGCAAATGGAATGCTCAGTGGCAACAAGACCCCACGTCCGACGACGTAGCTATGATCAAGCGCGAGTGGTGGCAGACGTGGGAAAAGGAAGAAATACCTCGTTTGCAGTATGTAATTCAGTCATATGACACGGCGTACAGCAAAAAAGAAACGGCTGACTACTCTGCTTTGACGACGTGGGGCGTGTTCGAGCCGAAGGAAGATGGCGACCAGCACCTGATACTTATGGATGCAAAGAAGGGGCGCTGGAGTTTTCCAGAGTTAAAGACTGTTGCGCTGGAAGAAAACGAGTATTGGGAACCGGACATGATACTGATCGAGGCCAAGGCTTCGGGAACCCCGCTTGCTGATGAGTTGCGCCTACAGAATCTGCCTGTTACTACGTTTGCGCCGGGTCGCCGGAAGGGCGGCGGCGGGATGGACAAGACCACTCGTATGCATATGGTGTCCCCTCTGTTTGAGTCTGGTAAAATTTGGGCACCGGACAAGAAGTTTGCTGATGAAGTGATTGAAGAGGTGGCTTCATTTCCTAATGGCGAACACGATGACTTTTGTGATAGTATGACTATGGCCCTGATGCGTTTTCGCCAAGGGGGTTTTATTACTTTGGACGGCGAAGAGCTAGAAGACTGGGGTCCGCCGCGTAAGAGAGAGTATTATTAATGGAAGTCCCAAAGCGAAAACCAAAGACTCAGAATAAAACACAGCAGCAGATGGGAGAGCAGCTAGGCCTGCTTGAACTTCGCGCTGAACTTGAGCCTTACCTAAAAGATAATCCACTGGCACGTCTCGGCTTCGACATGATCGAGCGGGGCGAACAGATTGGTGATGAGCGTTCCGGAGGAGAGATCCTAGCTGGTTTAGCAGGTGGCCCTCAAGGTATGGATAGATATATAGAAAAAGACTATAGAGGACAAATGTTCCCATCCTCTAGATACAAAAAAGGCTTTACCACCACGGAAGACGCAGAAGCAAAAAATAAGGGGTTTGGGAGCTATACCAGTCAGGTTTTACGTTTCCAAGGAATCGAAAGCCTACTGCCCCCAAGCAAAGGCTCAACGGTATACTACGAAACCGGGTTTGATGATCCGAACCAAAGAGGCTACGATCTTTCAATCTTACTAGAAGAACTTGCTCACTTAGGTATGAGAAAGCTTCAAACAGACAACAGTGAGTTTACGGACTTGCCAGTTGGAAGGACGATGCAACCTGACACAGAAGAAGGTTTGATGGATGTCATGCAGGGTAGGGCTGAAGCTGAAGCAGGTGTCTATTCTGCCCCCGGAAATCGAGACTTCTACATTAGCCAAAAGTCTTCTCCTTTATTGAAAGGAATTGATCAAGCTGCCCTTAAAGAGCTAGGTATGCGAGGCGTTCCTGTTCAGGTAAAACCCAAAACCAGTGAAAAACTCATGGGACTGTTTAAATAATGGCTGATCGTTACGACTACGACCCAGAAGCATTTGACTATGCTATGCCGCCGGGGACTACCCGCCCCGAAGAGGCGGGTAAGTTTGTTCAAGGCGCTAAGTTTGCCCCATTTCGTCTTGCTGGAGCACCCGTAGATATCGCTGCTGCTACTATGCAGGCTGTTGGTGTACCCGTTGGCGACAAGCCAATGATGGGTTCAGAGTACCTTATAGATAAATACGCTGATCTTGTTGAAGCTTTTGGTGGAACCTATCAGCGCCCGACAGGGGACCCATCGGAAGTGATGGGCGATATTGTAGGTAGTTTTGTTCTGGACCCTGCTCTAGCTGGCGGCATTGGTCTGAAGCTTGCACAAAAGACAAAGACCCGAGGTGCGGGTATCGAGAAAAAAGGATCTGGAGCCGCGCAACTTGAAGCTCCATCCTCGGAACTGGGTTCTACGTCTTCTGAACAATTAGCTGATTTAAGCACCCCGGAATTATTGACATCTTGGACAATTGAGCCGGGTAAAGTTAATCGCGCAGAAGTTGCAGCTAGAATTAAAGGGGACCCAGAGGCAGCGGCTCGTAGTAATCAGGCTTTAGATGACCTTGGTTATGGTGATACTGTTCCTATGTACCGAGTTATAAAGTTAACAGATGACGGTAAGATGGAGCCTGAAGAGCTTATTTCTGCGACGTTAGATCCGAGCAAGGTTCCAACAAATTTAAACTTTTTTACACAAGGTAAAGTTGGCCTGACAACACCCACAGAATTTCGTGTTGTGCGCTATGATGTGCCAAGAGACAGAGTTGCTGGATATTTGCCTGCATTTTCTGGGGACATTACACAAAAAGTTAACAAAGCTGTTAAGCAAAAAGGTTTTGGTCAGGAAAAAGTAAAAGGCTTGCAGACGGTTACAAATCCTGCAAAACATGCAAAAAACCTATTGGATATGCAGGATGAGATAATTGCAGATGTTTCCGGTCTACAGCCTAGGGTATTATCTCGAGTTGAGGATAATCAACAGCCGTTAAACATGCTTTCTATGGAAAGAATGCTTCCAAACGCTATTGCGTCAGGCGAGATTAAAACAGTAGACGATTTCTCCACAGCTATGGGTTTTGGAAACTACACTGTTTTAAGTCCGCGTGATTTTATGGATAACCCGGAAGCTTTTCAAGCAGCAGAGAGAGCAGCACGGCAAAAAGCTATTGATGAATACTCGGACTTTTTCGGTCTTGAAAAGACCGCACCCAAGAAAGAAGTCCTCGAGGGCGAGGTTGTGGGATCAAAATCCAAGAAGTATATGGACCTACAAAAGAAGATGGATGAAGCTACGTCCCCGGACCTTCGTGCTGCTCGTGAGTTGAACATGGAGACTCAGGGTGTGAAGGATGCGTTTGATTTGAATGCAGCCAGCAACATCGACAAGAACTTTGAGTTTGCCAGTGGTGGTGATGAGGTTCGTTCTACGGCGGATGAGTTTATTGACGGCGTGATTGATGAGTTTCAGGGTGCGAGGGACCAAGGTTTTAGTCGCGGCGAGGCGCTGATAGATGCTGTTCGTGTGAAGGTAAACGACTACAACGACATTTACCCAGATGCGTTGGATGTAAATTCTGTTCTCGATGATATTGCAAAGAACGTGAACGAGGACTTTGGTTTTGAGGATGCGTTGTCACGTTTTCGTAAGGCGCAGACAAATCAGAAGTCATTGCAGGATCAGGCACAGACTGCTAAGTATCAGCGTATAGCTGAAGAGCAGGCGGCGGCACGTCGTGTGCAGGAAGAGCAGCTTGGTATTGCGGATTTGAGCGACGCGGACAAGGCGGCGTTTTACAGGAACATGGCGCAGCAAGATCAGAGCGGCATAGCTGGGGCTGGTATTCCTGACCCGCAGCCACCAAAACCAAACTTGCGTTTGGTTAAAAAGGCTGCTGGCGGCCCTGTTGACTTACGCTCTGGTATCGGCAACGTATTTAAGTTATATTCGTAACATGCGTACAGACAAACAAATTATGGCTATGGCCTTGCGGGACATTACTAACCTGACTGATCAGGAGTATGATCGATACCGCGAGATTCAAAGAGAGCGTCAGTCGAGGACGCAGAACAAACGCAATGGTGGTATGGTCAAGGGCTTTAGTCCTATTGCACGTCCACAAAGATTCAAAGGAGTATTCTAATGGGTGAAAAAACATTCTCAAAACGCATAGCTAGAAATAAAATTAATGAGGCTAAAGAAGGTTTAGCTAATGCGAGAACCGCAGAAGACAAGCAGTATTTTCGCGGTCTGTTAGAGATAGCTATGGATGCCTATGATATGGATGCTTACTCGACCAACAAAGCTAAAGGTGGCCTAACAAACGGCAGGGCTGTGATGAAAGCCCGTGGCGGAACATTTAAGGGAACATTTTAATGGCACTACCCCCACAGATGGTTGATATGGCGATGGGTCCGGGCGGCTCATCGGAATTAATGCCTGAAGAGATGCAGATTGATTTACCTATGGGCGAGGAGTTGCCTGAAGGTATTGAGCTTGTTGGCGAAGAGGAAATGATTGAGGTTGAGGCGGAAGTCTATGACCACAATGCCAACCTCGCTGAGATCTTAGACGAAAGAACTCTTGGTGAGTTGTCCTCTGAGTTGCGCGGCAAGGTCAAGGACGATATGGATTCTCGCGAAGAGTGGGAAGAAGCCATTGCCAAGGGTCTGGGGTTACTTGGGATTAATTACGAAGAGCGCAACGAGCCGTTCTTGGGGGCCAGCGGCGTTCATCATCCGTTGTTGTCAGAGGCTGTTACTCAGTTTCAAGCACAGGCTTACAAGGAGATGTTACCATCTGGCGGTCCTGTAAAGACACAGGTTGTAGGTGCGCCGACTCGTGAGATTGAAGATCAAGCCAAGCGCGTTAAAGATTTTATGAACTACCAAATCACTGAGGTGATGGAAGAGTTCGACCCAGACACAGATCAGATGCTGTACTATTTGCCGCTGACTGGGTCTACATTTAAGAAGGTATACTTTGATCAGACCAAACAACGGGCGGTCTCAAAGTTTGTACCTGCTGAAGATTTGATTGTACCGTACACCGCGTCTGATTTACGGACAGCAGAGCGGGTAACGCACATCGTGCGTATGACGGAAAATGAAGTCCGTAAAATGCAAGTTGCCGGGATCTATAGAGATGTTGAACTATCTGCAAGCGATGAGTCGGAAGACGAAGGAACTATCCAAGGACGTGCTAATGAGCTTACTGGCATACGTCCAAGTTACAGTGACGATGTCTATACATTGTATGAAATCCACACTGATTTGGACTTGGAAGGCTTTGAAGACGTTGGACCTGATGGGGAAGATACGGGCATTAAGCTGCCGTATATTGTTACTCTTGATGAAGCTTCTGGAGAAATTCTCAGCCTTGTTAGGAGCTTTAGAGAAGCGGATCCGCTAAAGCGTCGTCGTCAGTTCTTCACACACTTTAAGTTCTTGCCCGGTTTTGGTTTCTATGGTTTTGGTTTACTACATACAATAGGTGGACTTTCTCGTGCAGCGACCTCAATCCTCAGACAGCTTATCGACGCGGGGACTTTATCTAATCTCCCGGCTGGTTTCAAAGCTCGTGGCGTTCGTATCAGAAATGATGACGAGCCGCTTTCTCCCGGTGAGTTTCGTGATATTGACGCTCCCGGCGGTGATCTTCGGAATTCTATTATTCCCCTACCATACAAGGAACCTTCTGGTACGCTTGCTCAACTCCTCGGGGTGGTTGTTGATTCGGGCAGACGATTTGCACAAGTCGCTGATGCTAAGATCGCAGATGTCAACTCCCAAGCTCCCGTGGGAACGACGGTTGCACTAATTGAGCAAGGCTCGAAGATTATCTCAAGCATTCACAAGCGCCTGCACTATGCCCAGAAGAATGAGTTCCGGATGCTGGCGGAGATCTTCGCCGAGAACCCAATCCCGTATCCATACTTTGTAGGCGCGAACATTCCTGCTGAGATCATGGCGCAGGACTTTGACGGGCGTATTGACGTATTACCTGTGTCAGATCCTAACATCTTTTCGATGTCTCAGCGGATGTCTTTGGCTCAGACACAACTGCAACTGGCACAGGCCGCACCACAGATGCACAATCTGTATGAAGCCTACCGCCGAATGTATGATGCGTTGGATGTTAAGAACATCGATGACATCTTGCCAGCACCACAGCCGCCACAGCCTATGGATCCGGCAACGGAGAATGGCAACGCGCTGAAGGGTATGCCGTTGCAGGTATTCCCGCAGCAGGATCATGAGGCACACCTGAAGGTTCACGTCATGGCGCTAAAGAGTCCAGCCGCGCAGATGAACCCTCAAGGCTACATGATGATGCACTCACACTTGCAGGATCACGTCGCTGCATTGGCGCGGGATCAGGTCAAGATGTTCTTTGAGAAGCTGAACGAAGAAGCTGTGATGAATGGTCAGCCACCAGCGGCTATTGCTAACGAGATGGTTGATGCTGCTATTGCCCAACAGATTGTAAACATCATGGAGCAGATTGGCCCTGAGTTGATGCCAGAGCAGCCTGTTGATCCGCTTGTAGCTATCCGTCAGCAGGAGTTGCAGAACGATCAGATTGAGATTCAGCGCAAGATGCAGAATGATCAGATGGACTTCCAGATTGATCAGGCCAAGCTCACACAAGCTATGCAGTTGGCGCAGCAGCGTATGGGCTTGCAGCAGAACATTGCTGACGAAAGAAACGATGTCAACGTATACCGCATTAATACACAGGCTGCATTATCGAGGAACAGATGATAAAATGGCTGAAAAACTTGTGGCTGCA